AACTTGCGTATGATACAAGTCAAACATGAAAGGAGGTGATCAAAATGGATGAAAGACCTATCGGCATGACAATTGCGGAAGTTTCAAAAGCATTACACATCGGAGTTGAACAGCTCCGGGAGTACGCAAGAACAGACCCGACGTTCCCGTGCTTTTCGGTTGGGAACAAGCTGATTACGACCGAAGAGGCCATTCGAGAGTGGGCAACCGCCCGCGCGAAAATGCGGGTCGGAATGAAAACACAAAGCTCACAGGTCATGGGAATTATTAGAAAGTACAGGAGGGAAAGAGCATGATTGACAAAATGATAGTTTATTTATGGTTTTTCATGTCTATTATGCTGATTATCGCTGCAGCGGAGAAAATGTCATGTCTAAATCTCTAATCACATTTATAGCGGTTGTCTTCTTGGCCGGTGCCGCGGTGGACGCAGACAATCTTTATCACCGGTTCTTTCCGGAAACAAAGATCGTCGAATACCGGAGAGAGGTCAGACCAGGAGATACCCTGTGGACAATCTGTGGCGAAATTGCCACGGATAAGGAAGACCTGCGGAATCTTGTCTATCAAGCGAAGAAAGACAACAGGATCCGGGATGTAGGAAATCTGCAGCCGGGAATGCTTGTCATTGTAAGAGTTGAGGAGGCAAGAAATGAAAAAGCCGACTGATAGTTGGAGCTATCAATCGGCAGGCGGAAAAGAATCGCTAAGACTTTCCGCCTCTATATTATCAGAAAATGGAGGATTAGACAAATGGCATATACAAATTGCGACTTGATTCTATCGGTAAAAGACGCGGACGACCGTGACGAATGGCTAAAAGTAAGGAACATGGGGATTGGCGGCAGTGACGCCTCGGTCATTATGGGACTAAATTCGTACAAGTCACCGTATCAGCTCTGGCTTGAGAAAATCGGCGAGGCTGCGCCCGAAGATTTAACGGGAAATCCCTTCGTGTACTGGGGGCAGAAAAATGAAGCAAATATTGCCGACTGGTTCAACGAAGAAACCGGTAAAAAGGTACAGCGGCTCGGCACTCTACGAAACAGAGAGTATCCATTCATGATTGCTAATGTAGACAGAACGGTTGTCGGCGAAAATGCAGGGCTTGAAATCAAGACGGCCGGCGTTTCGCAGTACAAGAAATGGAAGGGCGATGAAATCCCCGACGCTTATTACTGCCAGTGTTTACATTATATGGCGGTAACCGGAGCTGACTACTGGTACATCGCGGTTCTCTTAGGCGGAAACGAAGCACGATGGAAAAAAATCGAAAGGAATGAAGATGATATCAAAGTTCTCATTGAAAAAGAAAGAGAATTCTGGAACCTGGTAGAAACAAAAACCCCGCCGCCGGTCGACGGATCTAAATCCTGCGCCACTGCTTTAGGAATTTATTTCAAAGAAGACAAAGGCTCCGAGATGGTTCTCCCGGATGAAGCGCTGCCGCTAATTGAAAGTGTGAAGCTGGATAAAGAGACCATCAACAAACTGAAAGAAAATATCCAATTGAAAGAAAATCAGCTGGCGGAAATCATGGGGAATTATGAAACAGGACGTATCGGAGATTACAAGGTGACATTCAAAACAAGTACACCGAGAGAATCTATTTCAATATCCAAAGTGAAAAAGGCGGATCCCGGAAGCTATGAAGCGTTGAAAGCAATGGGGCTTGTCACGCTAAGTAAGGCAAGCCGCACATTGAGGGTCTGGTAATGAATAAAGGCGAGTTCAACTCCCTGCAAATAGGCACGAGGGTGAAGGTCATGCGAGGCCTTTCCACACCGCCTATCCGCGGGACATTAGCAGACAAGGTCAACGAATCGGCGTTGATTAGAACCGGTCATACACCATCAGGAAAACCTATTCTTCGATGGGAGCATTATATGAGTTTGAAAGTGGAGGATAAAAAATGAGGATCAAGGAGATACTTTCGCAGAACAGAAGAGATTTCAGGGCATTATTTGTCTGCCCATTTTGTGGGTATGAAGAAGAAAAACCGGGGTACGATGACGCCAATTTTCATCTGAATGTGATCCCCAAAATGGAATGTAAAAAATGCGGGAAAACAGAGCAGGACGGAGCAAATTATCGTCCGTTGAGTACAAAATATCCGGAAGGTTTTCAAGTTTAAAACAGGAGGAAAAAAGATGAACACAAAAGGCGGTTTAACAAAAAGAAACACAGCAGTTGCAGGGCAGAAGAAAGACGAGTCTCTTCAGGGGCTAATCCGGGCAATGGAACCGGAAATCAAGAAAGCATTGCCATCTGTCATTACACCGGAACGGTTTACCCGGATGGTATTTACAGCATTATCAAGCAACCCGCAGTTAAAGGAATGCACTCCACAGAGTTTCTTGGGGGCTATGATGCAGGCTGCCCAGCTCGGTTTGGAACCGAACACACCAATCGGGCAGGCATACCTAATTCCGTATCGCAATAAAGGGAAATTGGAATGCCAATTCCAATTAGGCTATAAGGGCGGAATTGATCTGGCATACCGGAGCGGCGAAATCAAAGACATTCAGGCGCATGAGGTATACGAGAATGACACATTTGAATACGAGTTCGGTTTAGAACCTAAGCTGAAACATATCCCGGCTACGCATGACCGGGGAAACGTGATCATGTATTATGCCGTATTCCACATGGTAAATGGCGGTTACGGATTCGAGGTCATGAGCCGCGAAGATGTCATCAATCACGCTAAAAAGACAAGCCAGTCTTTTAACAGCCCCTATTCTCCTTGGTCTAAATATTTTGACGAAATGGCAAAGAAAACGGTCATCAAGAAGATGCTGAAATATGCGCCGATTAAAACAGACTTTGTCCGGGCGCTGGCCGCAGATGAAACGATTAAAACCAGTATTTCGGAAAACATGACAGACCTCCCGGACGAAACGGTAACCATCGATGCGGAAGCACAAACACCGCAGGACGAAGAAATCCCGTTTGATGAAATGCCGTCAACGGTAGACAAGGAAACTGGGGAGGTATTGAGCGATGGAAGAAATTAAGAGAAATTCGTTGCCGAAGCTGGAGTGCGGGATGGCCTACTTGGCCCATCCCTACGCTCCCATCGCTAAAAGTTTGAAAGTATTTGCGGGAGAAATTAAGGAGGCTAATGTAGAAGAAACAGGAGACATCGCGTATGAAATCATGAAAAAATACCCCAACCTGACGATCATTTCTCCTCTCCATGCGTATTCATTCTTTGAAGGAAAAGATATGGAAGAAACGGAGATTCTCTGGTATGATTTCAGACTTCTCAATAACTGCACTCTCCTGATTTTATCCGGTTACTGGAGACAGAGCCGCGGCTGCATGGCCGAATATGGCTATGCGAAGGCAAGGGGAATCAGGATCTATGAGTATGTAGACGGAACTCTGTATCCGCTGGAATTAGTAAATTTCGTTATAAACCTTTAAAGGGGGTGATAACGTGGGGCGCCAACTTAAACAAGGGTTGGACTATCTCACACTGGATGTTGATTTCTTTGAAAGCGTAAAGGTCCGGAAGATAAAAAAGGACTGTGGCAATCAATCAATACCGATACTGATCGCGTTGCTCTGTAATATTTTTCGAGAAGAGGGGTATTACGTGAAATACGATAACGATCTGGCATTCCTCATAGCTGAGCAATTCGGCGTGAGCGAGGGTGCAGTAGAGGATACCGTTCGAAAGGCGGTTTCAGTTGAGTTTTTTGACAGCCACATGTTTCAGAAGTACGGAATTCTCACTTCACACGGTATTCAGCAGCGCTACTTTGATGCAGTAGCCCGTCTGAAAAGAAAGTCGGTGAAGGTCACAGGGGATTTTCTATGCAAAAATATTTCCACCGGAATAAATACCGATTTCCTCCGTGATAAATCGAATAACCTCTGGAATAAATCCGACAAGGTAGAGGAAGAGGTAGAGGAAGAGGTAGAGGACAAAGCGTCTTCTCCGAAAACTGAAATCATCAAAGCATTTTCTTCCTCTTCTCCCGGACTGGAGAAATCAATCAAAAAGTGGATGGACATGAGGAAACAGAGGAAAGCTTCTGTTTCACCGACGGCTCTTAAAAAGAATTTGACACAACTCAAAAAATTATCAAACGGAAATATAGAGGACGCCATTCTCATTGTAGAGCAGTCAATTGAAAATCAATGGCTCGGGTTCTGGCCGCTCAAAAGACCGAAGCAGAAAAAAGCGGGAGGAAGCTACGGACGTATTGCTTCTCCGGAAGAGTGGAAAGGTATCAAAGACGGATGGTGACAATGGAACGAATTGGACGGGATATGGATGATCTCCGGAAAAAAATGGAGACATTTATCAAAAACAATGGACGCTTAAATGAGCAAAATCCAAAAACGGAAGCGGAAGAGGCGGCAGAAGAAAGAAAAAAATGGACAAATCGGCTGTATAAAGCCGGGATTGGCAGGCGGTACCATGCTTGCACGTTTCAGAACATTGAAAGAAAAGGATTACCGGATTCTAAGCTGCTGAAAAGCCATTATGCAATTGCGAAAGATTACGCTAAGAATTTCAAAACACATAAGGCAAAAGGGCAAGGGCTTATATTCGCCGGACCGGTAGGACGCATGAAGACAACAATGGCGGTGGCCATAGCGCAGGAGATTATGAAAGATTACAACCGGGCGTATTTCATCACTATGCCGGAATTGATGGACAGCCTTCTGCAGAATAATCTTTCGCAGGAAGTCCGGACGCGTACAAAAGAAACAGACCTACTGATTCTTGATGACATGGGAGCGGAGTATCAAAATGACTGGGTACTGAACGCGGTCGATGCAATTATATCTAAACGGTACAACGAACTCCTGCCGGTAATCATTACGACGAATAAGACGCCGGAAGAAATGAATCAGAGGTACATGGCACGGATTTTTGACAGGTTGAAGCATGCGAACAGGTTACTTATAGAAGCAGGAGAAAGCCTGCGGAAAAATGCAGTTTGAGAAAGGAGTAACAGATGGGAAATAATCGATTTATGGTTGTGTCAGAAGAAAAGGATATTATCGCAATGAATCCGTCGTATATTGAGCAGAAAGGGAAAAGCCTTATCATCTACATGCCGGGGACGTACAAACAGCTTGAGCTGGAATACGAAACGAAAGAAAACGCAAGAAATGCTTTTTTTAAAATAGAGAGCGCTTATGAATCAGGGAGAATAGACGTTTATATCTGAAAAGGAGAATGAAAATGCTAAACATGAACAATTGCCAGATTTGCGGAAATCTTGTCCGCGATCCTGAAATCAAGAACACATCATCCGGGAAAGCGGTAGCAACGATGACGGTAGCGGTCAATCGGTATTTTGTCAATCAGAACGGAGAAAAGCAGGAGTTTACTGATTATGTACGAGTAAAAGCATGGCCGCCATGGGCGGAAGCGATTGGGAATCAGCTGCAGAAAGGTATGCCGGTATTTGTCGAGGGGCGGTATAGCAGCTACTCATACGGCAATGAAGGCGATAAAAAATACATGACGGAGATTGTAGCAGAGTTTGTCGCAACGCCTCTCAATATAAAGAAAGCGCAAGCGGTAGTAGAGGAAACAGGATCGGGCAATTTTGAGCAGTTCGGGACGGCGCAGAGTGAACTGCCGCCGCAGAATGATGATTTACCGTTTTAAGGAGGGAGAGAAATGAATACAGTGATGGATGTAGCAAGCGTCGTACTGTTTATTGTTCTGATCATGTACGCAGCTATCAAGCTTGACGAAGCGGCAAGAAAGCTGCGCAACGAAGAAGAGCGGATTTACGGAGAGAGGCGTAAAAAATGAATAACTTGATCACCATCGAAAACGTAAAAGGATATTTAGACCCGGTCACCGGGACGGCATATCTCAACGCAGAGGATGTAGCACGAGGATTCGGATTTACGACCGTTGCCAAAAGTGGCAACGAGGTGATCAGGTGGGCAAGGGTCAACCGTTACTTATCTGAGTTTGGTCTTCTCAAAGAAATCGGGAAAGATGATTATATCCCAGAGAACATGGTGTACAGGCTCGGATTTAGAGCGAGCAACGGAACGGCAAAGAGGTTCCAAGCGAAACTTGCCGACGAAGTTATTCCGGCGATCCGCAAAACGGGAATGTATATGACGGATGGAGCCGTACAAAACATTCTGAATAATCCGACGGCTTTTATCGAGATTCTCACGGAGTATAAAAAGGTTCAAGACGAAAATAAAAGTCTTGCTGTACAGAACGCTCGACAGAAGCAGCTCATCGGTGAGCTAAAGCCGAAGGCAGACTATACAGATCTTATCTTGAAGAATAGATCGCTTGTCACGATTACGCAAATTGCTAAGGACTACGGCATGAGCGGTCAGGCTATGAATAAAATTCTTCATAGTCTTGGGATTATCTACAATCAGTCCGGACAGTGGTTACTCTACAGCAGGCATCAGGCAAGAGGATATACTCACAGCGAGACGGTGAGTATTACGCATGCTGATGGGCGGGAAGCCGTGAAGATGAATACAAAATGGACACAAAAGGGCCGTCTATTCTTGTACGACATTCTAAAGAAAGAGGATATTGTTCCGGTCATTGAAAGGGGCGCTTGAGATGAAACTGGTGATTCCCGGTCGTCTTCCATGTATGAACGATCTAATCGCTGCTAACCGGCTGAACAAGTACGCTGGGGCAGGCGTCAAGAAGAAAACACAGAGGCAAATTATTCTGATTCTGCAGCCGCAAGTGCAAGGACAAAGGTTTACCGAAAAAGTAAATATCCGCATTGAGTATTACGAAAAGGATATGCGCCGGGATGAAGATAATGTGATGAGCGCCGCAAAGTTTATCTTGGACGCAATGCAGGATATAGGGTTTATCCAAAATGACAGCAGGAAATACGTGCACTTGACGCAGGAAGTTTTTACTGATCGGGATAATCCGAGGATTGAAATAGAGGTGAATGAAGTATGAAAACACTAAAAGAAGAAGTAATTGAATTACTGATGAAAAGAATTGGCGTTGCAGAAAATGAAGAATTTGAAGCTCAATTTGCACATGAAGAATGCCCGGTCAATAAGTTTTGTAACGGAGAATTGCTTACAAAAGTTAATGAAGAATGGCGTGATAATTCAATGTGGGCGGTTTTTGTAAAATATTTCGATGTTTATGAATTTAAAGTAATTCCATTCAAGCCGAAAGTTGGCAACCGGTATTATTACGTCAATATTTCTGGTGAACCGATTTACGAAGAGTTTAAGAAATTTAACACTTTTGATCATCTAAATAGAGCAATGGGAAATTGCTTTAGAACAAAAGAAGCAGCACAAATACACAAAGAGGAAATTTTGAAAATGCTTAAAATCATGAAAGGAGAAGATGATGAATAACGGAATGCGACCAGGCATTTTTCATAACCCGGATCCGACGTACGAAAAGACGGCAGTTAAATTGCATTTTGAATCAAAACGGATACATAATGATATCGAAGCGTTTTTTGAAGAAATCCGACGATGCAGAAAACATATCGATTCGCTCAATCAGTACCGCTTGCAGTATGAAATGGATCTGTTTTCACTCAAAGGCTGTCGATACGACAAGGAGCCTGTCGACGGCGGAACGTCTTCTGATTTATCGGATATCGTCATCGCTTTTGAACAGAAAATGGCGCAGGCAGAAGAACTGCGGATAAAAGAGCTCAACAGATACGGAGATATGATTACAAAAGGATTCAGATTGCTTGCTTTACTTTCCGATCCGGAGCAGAAATCAATCATGATTGACCGGTATTTTATGAATAAGCTCTGGGAGAAAATAGCGCTGGAACATCATTTTGACAGAAGATCTTGCTTGCGGATGAGAGACAGAGCAATTCAAGAAATTTCTCAAAAAATGAAAGTTGTCACTAAATGTCACTTTTAGATGTGGTATTATGATAGTGTGAAAATATCGCGAGATACTTTCCTCCTCAATTTTAGAAAAGCACATGCCCTTCCCCGGTGTGTGCTTTTCGTTTGTCCAGGAGAAAGGAGGTGGTGGTGTGACACCAAGGCAAGAGAAATTTTGTGTTGAGTACTTGATTGATTTAAATGCAACGCAAGCGGCTATACGGGCTGGATACAGTGATAAAACAGCATATTCAATGGGACAACGGCTGTTGAAAAATGTTGAAATTCAAAGCCGTATTAAGAAAATGCGTGATGATTACTATGATAAAACGATTATGTCAGCTAAAGAAGTCGAGTATCTGTTATCAAAAGCAGGCAGGGGCGAACTCAAAGAAGAGGTTGTCGTCGTTGAAGGTGTCGGTGACGGTTTCAGTGAATCAAAAATCATCAAAAAGCGTTTATCGGCTAAAGATCGTATAAAAGCACTGGAGCTTATGGGTAAACGCCACCACCTCTTTGAAGATCAAGATAGTAAAAACGGGGTGGAAGAGGTGCAGATTATTGATGATACAGATTAAACTTAGCGATAAAATGGCACCGTCGTTCTTCTCCGTACATCAGGACGTTAAACAGCACGGCCATACGCATTACGTGTTGGCTGGTGGCCGCGGAAGTACAAAGTCTTCTTATGTATCGCTTGAAATTCCACTGCTGCTTATGCAAAATCCCGAATGCCACGCGGTTATTTTGCGAAAAGTCGCAAACACACTCAGAAACTCTGTCTATACGCAGGTGGAATGGGCGCTTGACGCACTGCGCATATCGGATAAATGGAAAATGACGGTTAGTCCGATGGAAATGGTGAGGAAAGCAACGGGGCAGAAGATTTTATTCTTTGGCGTTGACGATAAAGCGAAAATCAAGTCTATCAAGCTGCCGAGCGGGTATGTCGGGGTGGTCTGGTACGAAGAACTCGATCAGTTCGCAGGAATGGAAGAAATCCGCAATCTAAACCAATCTCTCATGCGCGGCGGATCTAAATTCTGGTGCTTCTCTTCTTACAATCCGCCAAAATCGGCGAATAACTGGGTCAATGAGGAAATGCTGCTTGATGAACAAGATAGACTTGTACATCGTTCAGACTACTTAAGCGTCAATCCTGATTGGCTGGGGCCGCAGTTTATCTATGAGGCTGATAAACTCAAAGCAAAAAACGAAACTGCATACCGACATGAATATCTCGGGGAAATCACAGGTACCGGCGGAGCTGTTTTTGAAAATGTCATAGAGAAGCGGATTACCGACGAAGAAATACAGCAGTTTGACCGCAGGCGGTACGGCTTAGATTTCGGCTTCGCTGTAGACCCGCTGGCTTTTGTTTCTATGCACTATGACGCTAAGCGGGAGATTCTGTACATTTTCGATGAGATTTATCAGCCGAAGCTGACGAACAGGCAGGCAGCAATAAAAATAAAAAAGAAAATCACGGAAACGGCGCTAATTCGTGCGGATAGCGCAGAGCCGAAGTCGATCAAAGAGTTAAATGAATTGGGGTTAAGAGTGATGGCGGCTAAAAAAGGCCCCGACAGTGTCGAATTCGGTATTCGCTGGCTGCAAGGGTTGTCAGCTATTGTCATAGATAAAAAGCGCTGTCCAAACGCATATAAAGAATTTGTAACATACGAATACGAGACAACGCGCGATGGACAGTACATCAGCGCATATCCGGATAAAAACAATCATGCGATAGACGCTGCCCGGTACGGCTGCGAAGATTTAATGCCTGCACGGTTCAAAGTTAAAGCCGTGCGGAGCAATTTATATTGAGGTGACAAATGGATAAATACAGTCTTTTGACAGATGCATATTTCGGAACCGGACTTTTCGAGAACGGAGCCGGACTCAGGCAACATCCGCGGGAAGACCCGGCAAACTATAAAGACCGACAGGGGCTCGCTTACTACTTGAATTACACCGGGCCGATTGTTAATGCCGCGGTAGATCCGATATTTAAAAACGATATCAAGCGTGATTATAACGGCTCAACGCTGTTTCAGACATTTCTTGATGACTGTGACCGAACTGGAACAGACTATCAGGATTTCTGTAAATCGGCAGCGTTGCAAGCAAAATTATACGGCGTCGCATACATCGTTGTTGATAACAGCGACGAACTGGCAGAACGAAGAAGTGACGCTGTCGCAGGACGCAAGCTGCCGTTTCTAAAAATCGTCACGCCGTCGCAGATTAAAAACTGGGCAATTGACCGATACGGCCGCCTGACGATGTTTCAGTACACCGAGACATCACAAGTCGGAGCGAACGCGAAAAACACGGAGACGTATACTTGGACACAAGACTCGTGGGCAATTGGGAATGGCGACGGCAAAACGACAGGTAATCACAATATAGGTTGTGTTCCGGTCGTGCAGTGGCTTGCGAGAAACACGGACAGGAAAATTATTAAACCGCCGTCAGAATATCTATCCGTAGCTCAAGCGAATTATTTTTTGTATCAACTTTGCAGCTGGCATACTCAACTCTTGAGAGATCAGGCTTTCGGCATTCTGACAATGCCAGATGACGGCACCGGCGAAGTAACAGTCGGCACGAATAACGCACTCATTTACCCGGCTGACGCGTCACATACTCCCGATTTTATAGCGCCGCCTGCCGCTCCTGCCGAAATGTTGACGGAACAGATGGACAGGATCATAAAAGAAATGTTCCGCATGTCCGGATTAGATTCGGTCATTGGTGTGCAAAGTGACAAGAGTAAATCAGGGGTGGCCAAGCAGTGGGATTTTGAGAAAACCAATAAGCGGCTGGCGGATTTTGCGGTACGCTGCGAGGATGCAGACGAAGCCATCGTTAAATTATTTGAGATGTGGTCAGGTGAGGCAGTTGATTACAACTGCGAATACCCGCGTGACTTTAAAATTAATGATGTTGTTGATTCTCTGTCTAATGCTGCTGCAGCACTTGAGCTGGGATTTGACAGTCCGACGTATAAGCTTGAAGTCCTGAAAAAAGTGCTGGAAGCCTACATGCCGAATCTTCCGCCTGAAACTTACGACAAAATGATTGAAGAAGTCGCGGCCGCCATTGAAGAAAGCAAACAGAACAGCGCATTTGAAGATGGTGATGTAGATGATCCTGACCGAAACGGACAAAACGATTAAAGCTTTTGAGGAAGAAATAAAGAGACTGCTAAAAGCAGGGAAAACGCCGAAAGAAGCTGTAAACGAAGCCTACAAGACGTATCCGGTCATGAAGATCATGCAGGGGGAAATAGAGCCGCAGCTAATCGGTGAAATGAAGAGAGGCGGTGTGGTCGGCATCGCTAAACCGCTGCTAAAAAAAGCGTCAACTGCGGTATGGGCTGCTGACGGATTGACGTTGTCTAAAAGAACAACGCAGGGCGCAAAAGAGGTTACAAAGCAAGCCGCAGAGATTATTTCCGAAGCAGTACGGAAAGGGCACGCCGTCGAGAAAGCGGCACTGGCTCTTTTTGATGGTTATGGCTACGGACACACACTGCCCGAACAAGATATCCCTGATTTTTTAAAGCAGCTGACGCAGATTGCAAAAGCAAAAGAGTACGGCGGTGCAGAGTTTCATAAAACGGTGCGGGCGGTAGAACGAAACCTGAAGAAACTGAATGTACAGGGATTGAAAGCTGCGTACACACAAGTCAAGAATGCTGTACTGTCAGGAAATGAAAAACGTATTGAAAAAGCAGTCTATACAGCGACGCAGGAGCGCACGCGGTACTTTGCCCGCCGTATTGCCCGCACCGAGATGGCAAGAGCGTATAACGATGGTTTTATGGCAAAATGGACGGCGGACGAGGACTGTGTGGCATTTAAGTGGAAAATGTCTACTGCGCATCCGTTTTGCGACATCTGTGACATGTATGCCGAGGCGGATTTATACGGTATGGGGCCCGGGATTTTTCCGAAAGATAGAGTGCCGACTCTTCCTGTTCATCCGAACTGTATGTGTCATCTTCGCCCTGTGATGGCGGGATCTAAACTGCTAAAAAGCGAAACGCCGCGCGCAAGAATAGAAGATGGCGGCAGAGAATGGTTGAATAAACAGACACTGCCGAACAGGCAGCGAATACTCGGTGTATACGGCGAGAAAGACGTCAAAGCTGGGCGAAGCTGGACAGAAAAAGCACGCGGATACAGCGGCGAAAAGATGAAAAGTAGAATTATGCTTGCGGTTCCTAATGAATTCAAGAATCCCGACAAATTGGTTATCCCTGAAAACAAGTTGGTAAATTACTGTCTCAATAAAGCGCATAAGACGGGCGGGCCGAAAGCGGTTGCCTTTGAAAAATATTTGGGGTATACTCAAGAAAATAGTAAAAAACTCGATGAGCTAATTCGAAAAAATATTACTACCGCCGAAATCATGGAAAGAAAAGCCGATGAATATGGTCGGACATTCCAGGCAAGATTTTTTGTAGTAGATCTTCAAGGTAAGAAGATATTGATGGTGACAGGCTGGAAGCAAGGTGTACGTGATGAATATCCGCGACTAACCTCAGCATACTTGAAACCTGAAAAGAAAGGAGATGTAGAAAGATGATGCCAAAAGAGCTTGATTGTGTTTTGCTAAAAGATGGGCGCGAAGTGGTTATACTGGATGATTCAATCACGGGGCATTATCTTGTGGAAGCAGGAAATGCGGAAGAGACGGAAGAACCGCCGTTTACCGTAACAGATGATGAGATAGAAAGAATCACGTATGTAGCTTAACTGGAAAGCGGAATGCATTTTCGTGGAATGTTTTAGCTAATAAGCACTCATAACGAGTGCTTTTATATTGCCTTTTCGCGGGGCAGGAACCCGCCCGCAGGCGTTAAAGAACGGTCTTTTTTATTGGGACGGGAGCCCATTATTACATAGTACACAGGAGGTACTTATTATGACATTAGCAGAATTGTATGAAGCGTTAAGTAAATTGGAAAATGGCGCGGAGATGATATCGGCCGTAAAAACGGAGATTTCCCGCTTAAACGGCGAATCCGCAAAGTTCCGCACATCTAAAAATGAAGCTGACGCGAAAATTACCGAACTCACCGCAAAGGTGGAAGAACTCACGGCAAAAGGTACAGGAGACCAGACTGCCGCCGAGAAAATGCAGAAACAGCTGGACGAGCTGAACAAGAAGTACGAAGCTGCGGAAAATGCTCGGAAAGAAGAGCAAGCTAAGCGAGTGCAGGCTGACATTATGCAGCAGACTGTGGCGGCTCTCACAAAAGGCAATGCAGCAAATCCAGCTGAAATTGCAAAAATCTTGGTAGGCTCTATCAAAACGGACGAGGACGGCAGCTACAAATTCACGAATGCCAAGAATGAATCAGTCTCTATCGAAGACGGTGCCGCAGGCTGGCTGAAAGATAATACGTGGGCAGTAAAAGACACGCAGAATCCCGGAAGCGGCGGAGGCAACGGCGGAAACGGGAGACAATCACAGCCGCAAGCAGGGCTGCATGCAGCAGTTGCGGCAGCATTAAAAAAGTAATTTTTTTGAGAAAAGAGAGGTAAAAAAACATGCCGGTAACTTTAGCACAGGCTAAACTCAATGTACAGGATGATCTTCAGGCAGAAGTCATCGACGAATACGCAAAATCTAACTTTATCTGGGAACACATTATTTTTGACGACGTGGTATCCCCTGTGGGCGGCGGAGCTACGTTGACCTACGCATATAACCGCGTGAAAACACAGCCGAAGGCGGATTTCCGTGCGGTCAACGAAGAGTACACCGCGCAGGAAGCCGACAAAGAGCAGAAATCTGTCAATCTGGCGATTTTCGGCGGGTCTTTTAAGGTTGACCGCGTCATTGCGAATATGGGCGGCATTGCAAATGAAGTCACGTTCCAGATGCAGCAGAAAATCAAAGCGGCATCCGCGCTTTGGAATGATACCGTTATTAATGGCGACACGGGGACAAATAATAAAGCGTTTGACGGGCTCGAAAAAGCATTGACCGGGTCTTCTACGGAGTATAAGCCTACTGCGGCCATTGACCTGTCTTCCGGGTCTGCTATCGACAGCAATTACAAGACATTTCTTGATGCGCTTGATGAGTGCTTAGGACTGATGGATGGTGAGCCGTCCGCGCTTCTCATGAATGCGGCACTCTTCACAAAATTTAAGGCTGTTGTCCGCCGTGCGGTAGCTTACACCGAAACGAAAGATGACTTCGGGCGTCCTGTCCTCGCTTATAACGGTATCCCGATTGTTAATTTAGGCGCGAAGTCTGGGTCTAACGATCCTGTTGTGCCGATTGACACGGCTAAGAGTACAACGTCTCTCTACGCAGTACGTTTCGGCATTGACGGTTTCCATGCCGTTTCAATGGCGGGCGTCGCACCTGTCCAGTCTTGGCTGCCTGATTTCAGAACATCCGGGGCAGTAAAGCCGGGCGAAGTGGAAATGGTTGCTGCTGTTGCACTGAAAGCGACGAAAGCGGCAGCAGTTCTCAGAAACATCAAAGTTAAATAAGGGAGGTGCAAGATGGCACAGATTATAGCACCGAATAAAGACTATAACGGTGAAAGTGCTTCTGTGACATTCGTTAAAGGCGTCGGAGAAACTTCCGACGCTTACTTAATCGAGTGGTTTAAGGAGCATGGTTACACTGTAGTAGACAGCAAACCGCCTGAAGTACCATCGGTAGCTCCTGAAGAGAATCCTGCAGCCGACGTCGAAACCGAGGAACAGGCCGAGGAAACACAGGAGAAGCCGAAAAGGACGCGTTCTTCAAGAGCAAAAGCAGCTGATGCAGAATGAGCACCGCGGATATCTTCAAGAGGCGGCTAAGGCAGGCAGTCAAAGAGAGCACTTTGACCGTGGCAGAGTACGCACAGGATAATCACAGGTTTAAATCAAGGACTGGACAGCTTGAAAGAGCAGTTAATACGAGAGTGTTGAATGATTTAGTTGGTGAAGTGTTTATCGATAATGGCATAGCCGCTTATGCAGGATTTGTACATAACGGTAGTGCTCCGCACCGAATCGTGCCGAATGGGAAAAAGGCACTGCGGTGGGTGAAGAACGGCGCTTTTCAATTTGCCCGGTCAGTAAATCATCCGGGATATAAAGGCGATCCGTTCTTATACACTGCGGCAGATGACAAAAAAAGAGAGGTACTGAATACTTTTGACCGTTATGCCGAACTGGCAAAAGAAGATATCGCGACGGAATTGGTAAAGGGGTGACACATGGCTGAATTTGTAAAAGAATCCGACATTGCCGATGAGGTTTTGCGCGGGCGCGTGACTGCAGAACAGATCGCAGGAGTAAACGAACACATGAACAGGCTGGCAGCTGTTTACGGTGTTTTGAATGCTGTGGCGCGTCCTTTGACTAAGAGACTTGCCGTGTTGATTGCCTGCCGTGATTGTTGCCTTTCTCTTGTCGGTACGGATCCTACTGTTGCAATAGACGGAAATCGGCAAGATGACGTTTATGAGCGGAAATATAAGCTTTATCGGCAACAGGCGGAAGATATCACAAAACTATTAACGCGGGCAGATTTTATGAAAGAAACGGATACCGATGAGGAAGGAGAGCGGGGGGCATGGACACGTACAGTGAAAATCAGTCGAGCTTGAGAGAAATAACAAAAGCACTGAAAGATTATCTGAAAAAAACATTTCCGAATATCGATTGGTCTTTTGAATTGAACGGGCCCGTCACTCCCGTCAAACCATCGGGAACGGTTACCGCTGATGAGGTTAGCTTTGAAAGTCCGACAAAAGGCGGTGAATACGCTGCCATAGAATACAGTATCTATCTTATTGTTCCGGATTCCAAAACGGTAAAGGTTGATGAGCTGTCTATGCGAGTGCGTGAATCGTTGTTAGATAATTATGATCTTGAAGGCACGGTGCAGAATAGCACTGTTAAAAAGATTGTTTTCGGAACGGCACCCGGCGTGAGAGGTAATGCCGGGGCCGCAATTTTGAAATATGAAGTAAACGAATGGTTATAAAGAAAGGAAGAATGAAATATGGCTGGAAAAGTAAGAGCAACGCGAAGTGCGAATGCCGGCAAAATTCAGGGTAAAGATGTCCTTGCGTATTTGAACTACGGAACTGGTGCAACAGAAGCACTACCGCAGTGGTCTTTGTTCGGCGGACAGACTACTGCTGATTTATCTATGAGTGCCGATGAAATCGACGCAAATAGTAAAGATTCAGGCGGCTGGGGTGAGAGTTATGCTGGTATTCGCTCTACCGAGCTGTCAATGGAATGCATCGCAACAAAAGCGGATGAAGCATACGCGGCACTGAAAGACGCGTTTATTAAGAGTGAAGTGGTGGATATTTGCCGGTATTTTATATCCGACGGAAAGGCCGAAAGAAACTGGTTCTCTGTCACGGAGATCTCTGATACGACGCCGCACGACGACATGGTAACTTTCTCTATCAAGCTAAAGGGAATCGGTGCGCCTACTTTTTATGAAAATGTCAAAAAAATTGCAGACGTAAAAGGTGCCATGACAGGCGGCACCGTTGTTGCAACAGGAGGCTAAAATGCGACTGGACCGAATTACAAGAAAGGTCTGGTTTAAGGTTGGGGAGAGCGAACACGCTCTCCTTTTCACTTTATCCGGACTTGAACAGCTGGAAGCAAGAATGCCGGGCGGTTTTTTGGCTACGATTACAAATCAGCCGATTCCGACTTTGAGTGTTTTGATTGATGCATTTTGGATCGGATTAAAGTGCGCTGGAGAAATCATGGATCGTGCAGAAGCGCAGAATCTCATGATGGGGTATATGCGCGAAGCCGGTCTCGATGAAACAATTAAACTTTACACTGCTGCTATCGCTGCCTGCGGAATATTAGGCCCCGCGGGAACAAAAAACTTACTTGAAACGCTGGGAATTGATGACGTCGATATTGGTGAGGATACACAAAAAAACGAGAAACTGGCGAAACAGAAGAAATAAAAACGCTTGCTGATTATTTCTTAGCTGTTTTGCCGGTGTGCTACGGCGAATTGAAGATGTCGTCAGCAGAAATTGGAGGTGCTACTCCGTATGAAATTAACATGCGAGCAAACGGATATGCCCGCCGCGTGAATAATAAAAAAATCTTTGTCGGATCGCTACTGACGGTTCCGATTATCAACGGCGGCACCCGGGCACCGAAACGTCCGATTACTGTAAAAAAATTATTTCCTGATGTCTTTGGAAAAAAGGCGACAAATGCAGATATCGAAAGAGCGATTAAATTAGTGAAACGAGCAGAAAGGGGGGATTTTGGTGGCAAATCATGATATAAAAGTGACTATTTCCGCAGATGGTGGACAGGCTGTCAGAGAAACGGACAAGGTCAAAAGCGCGCTGCAGAAGCTGCAGAGTTTGTTTAGAGTTAGATTATCTAACAATTCGATGAACGATTTAGCGGATGGCGCCAAAAATGCGGATAAAGAGGTGCAAAAGCTCAATAAAGACGCGGGTTCACTTTGTGGAACGCTTGCTAAAGTTGGAGCAGCTGTATCTGCAGCCTTTACCGTCGGTGCCATCGTCGGTGTCGGAAAGGCACTTCTGCAAGCTTCGGCTAATGCTGAACTGCTCAAGAAAGGTCTATCCTTTACACTCGGAAACAGTGAAGCCGAAAGGCTGATCAAAACTATTCAGGGGATTGGTGAAGCGTCCGCTTACGATACAACGCAGCTTATGCCGATGGCTCGGGCATGGGTCAATCTTGGCGACAATGTAGACACGGCAGCATCAAAAATTCAAAAGATTGTAGATTTAGGTTCCGCTTACGGTCTCACGACAGATGAAATCGACCGCGCCAATACCGCTCTTGCACAAATGCAGATGGCGGGCAGAATCGGCGCACAGGACATGATGCAGTTGACAAATGCCAACATCCCCGCATGGAAACTACTATCTGAAAAAATGGGGCTATCCGTGGCTGAATTAAAAGAGATGTCCTCGCAAGGACAGCTTACGCAAGAAGCTATGGATATGCTCTTTGAAGCGATGGCTGAAAAAACCGGTGGCGCTGCGGAAAGTCTCGCAAACACACTGATGGGGAAATTCTCAAACATAGAAGAAGCGGCTACAAACAGCATGGCCGCTGTCGGTGACATCATCAGTGAGGCATTTGATGTGAGAGGCGGGCTCGATGCACTTGGAGAGCTTGCGCAAGGATTTAAAACGCATGTAACGAACATCAAAGAGGCAATGAAAGATGTCGGTGTTAAGCAGGCTATCATTGATGAGCTGACGGAGATTGATCCCACGATGGGTGCGGTGGTTGACGCAATGGTTTCCGGATTTCAAAAAATTGGGAAATTCGTTACAGAAAATTCTGAAGCTCTCAAAAATCTAATATTAGTCATCACGAGCATTGCCGGAACTATCGGGGTGTGGAATGCTGTCGCCGGTGGGATAGCTATGGTTCGAAATGCTTTTATTGCAGCTAAAGGAGCGGCGCTGTTGTTCCGTGCTGCGTGCATGTCAAATCCGATTCTTGCTGCACTGTCGCTCATTGTTGCGGCAATAGTACTCGTTGTCGAAAACTGGGATTATCTCAAGAATGTAGCTAATAAAGTGATGTCCGGTATCTCTTCATTTGTCGATAGCTGCTGTAATGCGATAAAGACGAAGTTTCAGAGTGCTATTGATACGGTAAAAAACATGTGGCAGGGATTGAAAGATTTCTTGTCACACCCAATTGACACATTGGTTCGTATTCAAAAAGAAACGATAGAAAGTGTAAGGCAGTCAGGCAACGGATACGCTACAGGTGGCGTATTCGGCATGGCGTCTGGTGGTCTTGTCGGCGGTTTGGTTCCGCTGGCTAATGGCGGACAGCTGAAACACGGCACTCCAGCCATTGTCGGAGAAGCAGGACCGGAAGCGGTTATTCCCTTGCGCGATGAGGTACTGGCGAAAATCGGCAAGGCTATTGCCGACGCTTATGGCGTAGGAAAAAATAACAGTTCCGCCATCTCGAAGATCCGTATGGAAATCAAGTCACAGGTGGATACTGATAAAGTAAGTGCTTATACTAAACTTCTTGATGCAGCGAGAGAGAAAGCGCAATCTATCGGTGCCGCATTGGCCAAGTTTGATGAGTTTCAGAAAAAGGCAAACGAAGAAGCATTAGAGTATTCCGAAACAGGAGAAAAGACGGTTGCTTATCAGTCACAGCTTGCGGCGCTGACGGAGAAAATTGCTAAAGCACAGGAAAAGATCAACAATGGTACCGCCGGAGATAACGGGCAACAGAATCTTGACCTGCTTCTTGCTAAGAAAAATAACCTGACCGCTGATTATGAAAGCAACAAGAATCAGGCAATACAAGCAGCGCAGGAAGCGGCAAGTAGCCGGGTAGCTGTTGAGCAAGAAGCACAAGCGGCGATAGATCGGCTGAATCAGCAGACACAAGAAAAAATGCTGTCTCGTGAACTGGCTGTTCAGAATGCGAAACATCAGCTTGAATTAGCTAATAACGCCGAAAGTTTGCAAGCCTACGCAGAAATGATGGCTGAAAAAGACGCTATTACTGGGGAAAGCTATGCTGCTACTCTTGCAAATGAACAAGCGCTATCAGAAGTCCGCACCGCTCTGCACGATGAGATGATGCTGCAGGCTGTCGAATGGGGAACGTATATGCAAGAAACATTCGCTTCGATGGCAAATACAGTACAAACACAGTTATCAAGTGGAATTGCTAACTGCATCACACAGGGACAATCGCTGGCAGGTGTTTTTATGAATTTAGGGAACACTTTATTGAACACATTAATTAAAAATGTGCTACAAAAAGCCATTGCAAACTTAGGAATTATCAAATCACTTTCAGCATCGAACAGTGCTACTGAAATTGCAAATGCTAAAGCGCAAGCGGCCGCACAGGCAGGGAAAACTGGTATCATGGCGGCCAATGCGACGGCAGCTCTTATCGCCGCTAATCCGTGGTCTGCAGCTGGAGCTGGTGCGATTGTAGCCGGACAAATGAGTATTGCTAAAGCAGCGTCGGGTATTGCGCAACTTGCTACTGGCGGTGCGGTTAACGGTAGTGGTACTTCTGTTTCTGACAGTATTCCCGCTATGCTCTCTAACGGTGAGTACGTACTGAATGCCGACGCAGTATCTCGTATCGGCGTGCCGACGTTAAACATGTTGAACGAAGGAAAAGCTCTGCACTTTGCCGAAGGCGGAGCGGTAGGCAGTTCTTCAGGCTCTTCTGGAATCAGTCGCCCGACGATTCAATTCAATGTCAGCGCTCTCGATCCGGCAACCTTTTTCGATTTACTGCGCGAGAGCTACGGCGATAAGATAAAACAGTTCCTTTTTGACGATTCACAGGGTTTTGCATCAGAGAGCGGGGTGTTCGGATGATTTTAAGAAAATTTCCTGCTTTACGTAAACTCGCTTATTCAAGTACAAAAAGGCAAAAATGGAATACGCAAGTACAGAAATCGGGAAGCGGGAAAGTCCGCACGCTGACAAATCAACTATATCCGGAATGGACTATTACTGCAAAGCTGGTTAAGTTGACCAACGCGGAAGCAAGAAAACTAATGGGGTTTGCGGCACTGTTAAAAGGTGCGCATACCCCTTTTCTGTGGCTTGATCCTGAAGATTATGAGGAAAAAGGGATACAGCTGCCGATTATTACAGCAGGAACTTATCAAGCCGTCATGAAGATGGGCGACTATGTAGAGCCTGTCGAGTATATCGAAAAAGTAGCAGTATACGTAGATGACGTGAAGCAGACAAGCAACACATATACAGTTACCGGTGGTACGGTGAAATTCAAAACGGCTCCGGCGAATACCGCTAAAATCACCGCGGATTACACGTATTACTGGAAAGTCATGCTCGCTGATGACGGTATAGAAACAGAGAATATTTTTATTGATTTTAACAAGTCAAAGACATTTAAAATGGTGACTGTACGATGAAAACAGTGAATGAATCGTTAAAAACATACTTAGAAACTGAAAAGAACATAACGTCGTGCGACTTATACGAGCTGGTTCTGTTTAACGGCAATAAGTACTACTACGCCGATACCGATATAGACATAGCGTTTAACGGGCATACGTACTTACATGATGCATTGTTGATTAAACGGCAGCAAGTCAAGATCCACGACTGTGTGGTAGTTGACACGATGACCGTCACCGTGCAGGCGGATATCAACGACAAACTTGAAGGACTGCCGTTCTTGCGGGCGGCGCACAGCGGGGTGCTTGATAGAGCTAAGCTGTATCTCCGCCGCTGCTTCTTTCGTGATCAGTCAGTCGTGGGCGCGATTGACCTGTTCGGCGGAAATGTAGAAGTCAAATCAGCAGGCGGCATTAAGATTGAATTGTCTGTCAAAGCGGAAACACAAGGTCTCAATATGGAATTTCCGGTCCGCAGATACTATCCGCAGGGAAGCTACACGACGAATGAAGACGGTGTCATCTACAGTAAAGAAACCGATGCCGCTACGCTGATTGCTCCGTTCGTGCCGAGAAGAGAGGTACTCATATGACAGACGGCGAAAAAATAGCTAAAGCTGCTGCAGAATGGCTGGGAACGCCGCACATCAACGGCGCTAAAATAAAAGGCCGCGGTGTAGACTGCGGCATGCTCCTAATCGGCTGCGTAGAAGATGCAGGATTGCTGAAAAAAGACAGTATCCCGATTGAGCCGTACTCTAACGAATGGCATCTGCACCATAGCGAAGAATGGTTTTTAAGATATGTACAGAAGTATTGCGACGAAGTAGAGACCATGCAGCCCGGAGATTTTCTGCTGTATCAATTCGGACGGTGCATTTCCCACGGCGCTATCTATGTCGGTAAAGGACGGGTTATTCATGCTTACATCGACCGCGGCGTGGTCATGACAGACCTTTCTGATGTGATGTTCTATGACGCGAAGGGCAGAAGCCGATTGCGTGGAATTTATCGGTTTAACAGAAAGAAGGTGAGACGATGAGCTTTTTTCGTGGACGCACGACAACGACGCGAGCAAATAAGATAAGTGAATTTACGGTCAACACCGCGGAATACGGCGCAGTTGTACCTGAAATTATCGGCACTGTGCGCACCGCGGGAAATGTAATTTACTATGACGATTTCACCGCCCACGAGCACCGCGAAACGCACAAAGCGGGGAAAGGCGGAAAATCTAAACAAGTCAGCATAACCTACACTTACACGGTAGCGGTCATATTAGGACTCTGTGAAGGTCCAATTTCCGGAATCGGCAAAGTATGGATCGGTAAAAATGTACACAATTATCCGGCGGACGACATTCAACTGACGCTGTTTGATGGAAAAGAGAATCAGCAGCCCTGGGCATACACACAGGGAAAGCACCCGGAAAAAGCCTTGCCGTATCCGGGACTTGCCTACATGGCCGGAGTTATTGATTTGGGCGATTCTGGCTCGATGCCGTCGTACAATTTCGAAGTGAAAGGCAGGCTATTAGAGACTGGAGACGGTATCGATGTCAATCCTGCCGATTATATCAGATACGTACTTGACAAAATCGGCAAAAAAGACATGCAAATTATCGGGCTGGACAACTACCGGAAGTACTGTAAAGAGGCCGACCTTTTAATTTCCTCACCGCCTGATGAGAACGCGAAAGCCGCTCGGGAAGTCGTGAATGAAATCGCAAAATTGACCAATGCGTATGTGTTTTGGAGCAATGACAAGCTAAAAATTGTACCACTGGCCGATAGACCGGTAGGCAGCTGGGCACCGGATAAAACAGGCATTACAGACCTGACGGCGGATGATTTCCTGCCGCAGTCCGGCGGAGCTCTTGTAACGTACAAGAGAAAAGACAGCTCCGCGATATATAATCAATTCCCTGTTGAGTTTATCAACCGCGCGAACGGCTACGAAAAAGAATCCGTCAGCTACGAATTTACCGAAGATATCAAGAACTACGGCGTAAGAGCCGCAAGCGTAACGAACGCTCATTATATTTACACAAAAGAGCGGGCGGTTAAAATTGCTGAACAGTTGGCAAGAAACAATAAGTACGAGAGAACGCAATACACATTTAAACTCGACTGGAGCCTGTGCCGGCTGGAAGTCGGTGACTTGGTAAGATTGACCGATGAAAATTCAGGGATCTTTGAGCAGGTCGCAGTTATTAATGGCATCACAGAAGGTACCGATGGATGCCTGACCGTAACCGCGATATCAAGAGCGCCGGGAGACTACCCCGCGGCAAAATACAACGTACATGCTAACGATAGGCCTTACAT